TCTTTAATTTCATTAATCATTGGTTTATTACCAACTCAATGTGATCGAACAGCACCAGGAGGAGATACTCAAACTGCATTCATTCCTTTCTTAGGTAGTAGTGATTGCGACTTTTCTCAAGGAAGTCCACTAGGAAAAGACTCTGCTGGTTGTGGTGCATCTAATACTACTGCTGGGTTAAATCAAGCAGTAAACGTAGTCAATGCGATTCTAGCTGAAGCAGATCCGTATATGACAGCAGTTACAAATTATATGAATGGGTCTTATGTAGCACAGATGAGTACCCCAGGAAGAGAAGGTACGGTGTTTAGACTTCCAGATGGTCTTACAGTGTGGAGTATTAAATCAAATGATACTGAATATAATAACCATGCTACAAATACAAAAGCAGCTGCAGCGGGTCTTCCACCAGCAGCACCTAAAACTGCAGATCCAAAAAGTACTGTTACTGGAACACACATAACTGCTCCTGCTCCGATGTCAATAGTTACGGAGAAAGATTTTGCATTTATGAATAAAGGGCAGTTTCAACAAACTGTAGATGGTGATTATAAATTAAAAATTGTTGGTAATTTAGATATTGAAGTTGGAGGAAGACTTGCTCTTCATGTGAGTGGTGCCCCATTACCAGTTAAAAATGATGGTTCAAAGGGAGATACTGGTGGAAAACAAAGAAAAAATTTAATTGTATTTGATAGCGATACTGAGATTTCAGGAAGAGGAAAATTAGAAACTCAGGCGATGGGCAATTCCATGATTTCTAAATCTGGAACTGATGGAAAAATTATATCAGATAACTTATCTTTAAACGTACCTAGTTTCAATATTAACTGTTCAAATGATTTGAAACTATGTGCTGGTAATGCAATTTATGTTGAGACACCATCTTTAATTCGTAATATTAACTTTCCACCATTTCCTAGATTGAAGTCTGGTATCTTTACTATGATGGCAGGTTCATACGATATGATACTTCTTCCTGGAGGATCGGCTGCAGATGCTATTCCTAGGTATACAGTAAATAATGTTGCTGGACCAATAAGTATGAATGTTGGTGCATCAGGTTTCTTTGTTACTGTTGGTGCTGGTGTTGCAAGTATTACTGTTGCTACAGGAGCATTAAATTTAACAGCTACCGTTGGTGGTGCATTCTTAACTGGTGGTGCAATTGTTTCTATCATATCAAAAGGATTGATTGATTTAAAGGCACCATTCATAAATCTTAATTAATAATTAAGATCGCTTGACAGGGAGCTCCCTTGGTGCTATGATAAGTCTGTAAGGGTTCAAAGGACCTCTAGTAAACAACTCTATGAACATCAACGTCTTTTCCGAACTGGATCATGTGGTTTTAGATTTCACCAAGCGTACTATCGAATTGCATGGGCATGATGGTGAAATTGTTACCGAATCATGTTCATTTACTAAAGATGGGTTGACACAGTTCGAAAACATGGTAAACTATTGTCAACAGGTTCTTCCTGCAGAACAACGCATTTATAAACTATGAACACACAAGTCCCAGTAATTACTCTCGATGAGTTAGCAGAAAACGCAGAATTTATTTGTGAAATTTTAGTTGCTAGAAATAAGATGTCTTTTAGAGTAGTATCTGCAGATCAAGGAGATGTTCTTATCATTCCAGTAATCGAGAAGTCACCTGTACCTGCAAATGTTCTAGCAGATATCGAAGAAATGCAGAAATCAATGAATACTCCTGATGTTAATTTTACTTCACCTCCGCCACTTGACATGCCATTCTAAAACTGCTATTATGCATTCATACGGTTAATCCCGTATTCTTGGGAGTGTAGTCCAGCGGCAGAGACAGTGGACTTAAAATCCATCCAGGGTGAGTTCGAATCTCACTACTCCTATACTAAGATAAATAAATTGTAACTTTGTAATTTATGCCTTGGAAAATTTAGGAAAGCACTGCGTTCTAGAAATATATGGGGTCGAAAGTAAATTATTAAATGATGTTGAATTTATTGACAATACACTTCGTAATGCTGCCAATGTAACAGGTGCGACAGTTTTAAATTCAGTCTTTCATGTATTTGAACCACAAGGCATTACATTCATTCTTCTTCTATCAGAGTCTCATATTTCAATTCATACTTGGCCAGAAAAATGGTGTGCTGCAATTGATATCTATACTTGTGGAATCAACAATCCAGAATTAGCAGTTTGGCATATTATTGAGCAGTTTAATCCTAAATCTCATTCATCTAAATCTTTTCTTCGTGGTGGTTATGAATTTTGAAATTGGTTCTTATGTTGAATGGAGAACAGTTAAAGGGTATATTAGGCATATAAATTCAGAATACGCAACGATTTGCGTAAACTTTTATGATGAGAAAATTTTTGATTGCTGTGTAGTATGTTATAGTTCTTGTTGGAAAGATGTAATAGTACATGGACATATCAATTCTACCTCTTAAATTACGAGTGCCCCTCTAGCTCAGTGGTAGAGCAACTGACTTGTAATCAGTAGGTCATCAGTTCAAATCTGATGGGGGGCTTATAAATATTATGTACTTTAAGTATCACTATCGTGACAGAAAGAAGAACTTTTTTTGTCGAAACAAGAAATGATTGGAATCATTTTATATACCAAATGCTTAAGTATGTTGATAAGATGCAAGAATATTACATAACGACAGGAGACGAGTTTTATGAAGAACAATCTCAGAAAGTAAGACAAATTATTATAGAGCATAAAAAGCAAATACACGCATTAGAAAAATTTGACGAAATGCGAACTTTCTCGTATAAATAAATCTGAAGAGATACCCAAAAGAAATATCCTGTGGCTGGTACTAAAAAAATATCACAATTAGATAATCTCAGTGATGCAATTCTAACAGGTGAAGCAATTATACCTGTTGTAATTGCAGATCCGTTGATTCCGAATAGAAAAGCAAAAGTCAATCAGTTATTTAGAGGAGTATCTCAGGGTTCTAAAACTGCTCCTGGATTATCTTTCGATTTGAATCGTGCAACAGGATTGTATCAAAATGCTTATAATGAGATTGGTATTTCCTTTGGAACAGCAGGATATTATTTTACTAAGATAACTGAATCTGCATCACTAGCAACTGCCAAATTACAAGCAATTGATACTGCTGTAGACAATGTTAATATTGTTTTACAACCAAAAGGTTCTGGAATAGTTGGAGTTCAATCTGGTTCTTTCTTTAGACTTCAAGATACTCAATTTGAAATTGCTGATGATGTAACTAGTACTAAGAAAGCTAGATTTGAAGTTAGTAATATTGGAACTGGAACGAAAATATTTTCATTGCCAACTGTCAATGTAGGAAACAGCACTACTCTTTTAGGATCTGACACTTCACAGACAATTACGAATAAAGTTATACGTGTTGATGAGGATGATTTATTCATCACTGATGGTAATTTTTCTGCTAAGTTTGCAATTGATTGGTTTTTGACTACTGGAACAGCAACAAAGACATACTTTTTTCCAGATCCAGGTCCAGGAGTAACAACAGTTAATATTATAGATGATGTATCTGTTCAAAATCTTTCAAATAAAACTTTAATTCAACCTAGTATTGCTGCCAATATTTCAACAAACGTAAAAGTTTTACTTAATTCTTCAAATCTTACTGCAACTCGAACAGTTACCTTTCCAGATTTGAGTATGACTTTAGTTGGTGAAGGATCAACCCAGTCACTATCTAATAAAAATTATGTTGGTGCTATTTTTGCAGATACTATAGATGTGACTAAGAAAGTTCAATTTGAACTTAGTAATATTTTATCTCAAACAATGAGTAGTTTTACATTTCCTACTGTACTAAATAGTTCAAACACTACAAGTATTTTAGTTACTGAAAGAGCATCACAAACTCTTAGAAATAAAAATTATGATAGACCTGAATTTATTGATGCTTCGGACAATGATCGTAGAGTACAATTTGATTTGAGTAATATTACTTCTACCCGAGTAATTTCATTTCCAAATGAGAATGCTACACTACTATCATCTAACAATACTTCAACAATAGACGGCATTTCTTTTGGTGGAGCAATTACAGCAGATTCTTTTGGTGGAAGATTGAGATTGAGAACACACTTTTTAGCAGGTTGGTAAAACATGACAGCAGGAAAATTAGCAGCGGCAAAACCCGCAGCAGTAACTAATACAAGTCTCTATAGTTGCCCTATTAATAAAGCAACTAGTTCTATTTTAGAAGTATGTAATCAAAGTAGTACTTCATCTAGTTATAGAGTTGCTCTTAGAGATTATGATCAGATTTTGACCTTAGATTCTTCTACGTATAACTTCAGAAGGGGAAATGTAATTAGTGATTATACACTAACATTATCTCCTGGAATTGCTACAAATCAAGCTGATCCTGGAGATATAATTCAAATTAGTGATAATAAGGGCAGTTTTAAATATCACGATGTATTTAAACCATCCGAAACTATCACCTATCCAGTTAAAGTTTCTAAAATATCTAGCATAGCTGTTGATCAAACAAGTTTAGTCGGTACTTTTGCTGTTGGAAATACTATTACTGGTGCATCTTCAGGTCTGACGGCTACTGTATTTGCTACCGATATTACTGGGTTTACTGCAAATATTCCATCTGTTGCTATAGGTGCTACTTCATTTCGAGTGAGTGATAGTACTGGGATTACTGCTAGTGATTTAATTTGTGCAAATCAAGAAATTATATCAGTTAGCGCTATTAGTGGGTATCAAGTAACAACTGCGGTCAGAGCACAACTAGGAACTACAGCAGTGGAACATTTAGCTGGATCTCGTTTTACTGCACTTAGAACTACTGCAACTACAACTACCATCAATGAAGGTGCTACATTTATTGCTACCGACAATATATTAACAGTAGCTTCTTCTGCCACTGGATTTTCAATCGGTGATTATATTCGGATTGGTAATGAAATTCTTACTATTACTGGTTTTATTGGTTCTGACATGAGTGTAACTAGAGGTACTTTTGGAACTACTCCTGCGAGTCACGCTAATGGGGCAACAATTACTCTTCAAGATGAAGTTTTAACTGGTTATATTCAATTCTTTGATTTGACTGAAAACGTCTCTAATGGTTCTGGTGCTACAATTGATCTCAATGTGGTATCTGGTCCTCAAGGAGTATTTAATCCTACAAATAAATTCGTATATAATTTTGGCACTGGTACGTTCGAATATGTTAATATTATTCCTATAGATGGAGATCGTATTGTTAGATTTACTCAAGTAGATACATCCAATGTTGGTAATACTTTAAGATTTAGCACCACTGTAGACGGAACTAATACAGTAGGAGCTACAGAATATACAACTGGAGTCACTGTAAATGGTACTGCTGGATCCTCAGGAGCATACACGCAAATAAATTTAAATATTGATTCTCTCACTGGAATATCTGATCTGTATATTTATTCGTCAACTAGTCCAGGAATAGCTGGTTACTTAGATATTGATTTAACACCAAATTATACAACAATATATTTGTATGATTTAAATGGATCTATTGCTTCAACAGATTCCTTTGTTATTAACAATGTTACTCAATAACACCACATGTTTGTCTGATATGTATTGTGGAGTGGGGCGGGGCTTGAGAGGGGTAAGCAGGACGCGGTTGGGGTTGCACAGCTTCATTGAAAAGTGCAGACGGAAGAATAAAGAC